CATCTTTTTCAGAGTTAGACCATCGCGCTCCGCTTCTCCGCTTGAAAGGTTGGGCGCAATGACGCTCCATACTTCGGTATCATCATGGACATTGACACTGCCTGACTGTGGGGGATTGGTTCTAAGCTCGTGCTTGCGGGTCTTGACCTTCTCGGGGTCTGTGCCTTTGAGTGCCACATCATACATATAGGCTTGGCGGTATCGGTTGAGGCGTACTCGATCTTCGAGAAAAGATGCGTAACGCCCCAGCCACGGAAGATCGGGCCAGATTTCACCCTCTCCCCATGCTGTGCCTGCGAGTTTGTTGATCGCGTAGTGGTGCATGAAGTTGGGTGTACTTACGGAGGGCAGGCCGCGCGGGTTGGGATAGGTCTGAGAGTCCACATCCATATTCAACGGTTTGGTGATGTATGCAAGTTCCTGCTTCACATCGTTGTTTGCAGTCTTGATCTCTGCGATTTGATCGGTTGGGAAGATGCGTACATAGGTCATGCCGCTGTTGTCTACCGAAAAGAGCGGGAATAGATTGCCAGTAAGGAATATCTCATTTGATATTTCTTCGAGCACGTCATCCATCTGGTTCAGATCGTGGTTCCAAAAGGTTGTAAGGAATTTCTGAGTCTGTGGATCGTCGCACTCGAAAGTAATCCCGTCGACGTTGTAGATTTTGTATAGGTTGGTGAGGCGGCGGGCCAGTGGGTTGAGACGCCATGCCCTGACCGCTTCCTCCAAAATGGTGTCGCGCTCGTAGGAATAGCGGTCACGATATAAGCCATTCCATGACTGACCAATCAGGATGGTTTGCTCTGTTTCTTCGGGGCGGGTAAGAGGCATGTTAGTAATTCCTGTCCATCTCGCGCATCGGGTCGCGGATAATAATATTCTCGGCTTCAACGGCAATACGCCATTCCAATTTATCTAGAACTGCGGTCATTGCATCGGTCACAACATGATCGTCATGGATCAGCAGGCCGTCCGCGTCGCGTGTGCCGTCTGGAACGCTCCAGCGCATTGTTTTTGCGGGACCGATCAGGATTTCAGAGGTGCAGGCCGCGTATTGCTTATCAATCTCTGGCGAAGGACAACAATCACGGAAGCGGCCAGTATTGATAATGGCGAGGTAGCCGTAACCGATCTCTGACTTGACCTGCGCTGAGAATTTGATAGGCAGTATCCGCGTGGGGTGGGACTTGTCGAACATTGCCCAAAGACCCTCGCCGACTCCTGTGGCATCGATCACCATGTATTGCGGGTTCCACACGCTCCACATGGCATTGATCTTTCCAAAGATCGTGATGTGGTTCTCGCCTGTCCAAGCCATTTGTTTGACACGGCGATAGATGGGGGCTTGCAGGATTTCAAGCTGGGAGAGGTCAATCGAAAAGATATGCAATGTGACCTGATCGCGGCCTGGATTGGTTGAGCCTGTATCATCGAGGGACATACTGGCTTCATCCTGACCTGCCACGTCCACGATAAAGGCATAGATTTCTCCAGCCTGCGGGGTTTCCTGTGCTGGCCGATCTCCCTGCATGAGTGCGCGGCGGGCGGCGTTGAACATGCCGGCCTGCGCGTCTATCCGCTCACAGAAGTATTGCGTCTTTACTAATGGGTGTTCGCGTCCAAGTTTCTTGATCTCCTGATCCACGAACTGCCCGTAGGCTGGCACATGCTTTCTGACTTCTTCCGAGGTATACAGAAATACGCGCTTCCTGCCGTCTGCCTTCTCCGCTTCGCGTGCCGCGTTTTCCTCGCGGGCAAGCAGGGTGTTACTCGTCCAGACTGTGCCGACGATCAGGCGTGTAGCGTTGGTGCTGGCAACCATGGGCGCAAAGTCTTTGTCATACTTTGCTGGTGAAATATCCTGCGCCTCGTTGATAATTAGTAGTAGGCTGGCCGTGGCGCCCACGACTGCGGCGGACTTATCGCCTGATAAAAATGAGGTCGTCGCCTGTCCGATCATCCGCATGTAATCGCTGCGCTTCTTCCACATGCTTTTGGTTAGAAGATTTGCCTTGAGTCTGTTTTCCAAACGCATGATCGCATTGATGGTCTGTGGTTTGTAGGTCGGATTGGCAACCACGATCCCTACCTCACGGTGAGAGAACAGGGTCATCAGGTAGGAAAGCAGGTTTGCAAGTAATTCGTCCTTGCCTGCCTGTCGCGAAATGATCAGGATGATGGTATCTCCGCGCTTGTGGATCACAGAGTCTACGATGGCATTGCCTGGCTCGGATTGATACTGGCGTAGGCGGATGCCTCCCCCTCGTGCCGTGTAGTTGTCGAGGGTGCGCGAGATCGTTTTTATGGTCTGCGTCAAGTTACTCATATCCCCATCTCCAGACGTAATTCCTCCAGCGCGGCGAGGATCGAGGATTGAATATCTCCGCTCTTTCCACGAATGAGGTATTGCGTCCTTACAAGAGTTGCTTGGGATTGAGTCATTGCCGCGAGGGTGTTCAATTGCCTGAGATAGTGGTCATTTCTTAGATTGTTTCCGTTGGCGTCGGTGTAGGTTTCTGCCTCGAATGAGATTTGATCGAATAGCCTGTCAATCATCACGCGCAAGAGCACAATTTCGGGGGATACGTCCAATCCTTCCTGTACATCAAGCCGCTTTACTTCATCAGGCGTAAAGGTTTTGGAGTAAAAGCCGTGGCGTAGAGCGTTCTTGTTTCCTTGCTGGCCTCCGCGCTTCTTCGTACTCTTGGCTTTCTTGCGCGGAGTCATTGGATGAATATCTTGAACAGGGCAATCAGTGAGAGTAGGCCATTCCCTGCGAATAATGCGTAGATGGTATTGGCCTTTACCTGTCCTGCTTCAACGGGTCGCAAGCGGTTCTCATGGTCTGCGTGTCCTTTTTCGAGGGCGTCCAGGCGAAGATCAACCAGTGCGGCATGATATTTATTCCGCTCTGCTGTGACTGCCGCTACCTGCGTCTCAAGGTCTTTGGTATGGAGTCTCAGTACTTCGGCTTCTTCTGCCGTCATTACGGTTTTGGTCCCTTGTATCCATGCTCACGCGCCCATGCGTCGATGGATAAATGCCATTCGAGGGACTCGGATGGGGGAGGCGTGACCAGTTCTTCGGTGACGTAGAAGTTTTGCCCGTTGGCAATGCAGATGTATTGCCCTTCTGCATTCTTTGCCCAGGTGCGGTCGCCGATCTTGATAAGTTCGACGCAAAAGAAACGCGCTCCGCGTGCGAGGGTTCGGATGACTGAATTTGCAAGTAGGTCGGGTTTGGTGCGTAGATAAATCCCCTGTGTGGCGGTGACGATAAACGTTCGCTTTGTGAGCATGGTACTCCTTTGATAAATGACGAGAACGGCTCCGCGTTTCTTTGGCGAAACGCGAAACGAGAACAGCTATTTGCAAGCCGTTCTCGTCTGAGGGCATAATAAAACACAAATGTTCTAATGTCAAGTGTGTTTGTAGGGCTTATGGGACTTATAGGGGCTATTGGCTATGTGGCAAGCGGGTTTCTTGCACATAGCCGCAGGCGTGAAAGGGGGACTGTCCCTGCTTGACAGGTTGTTTTATTGGGTCGTGTCTTGAAAAAGAATTGCCCGCCATCGCGCAGGCGAGGCGGGCTTTACTTTATGCGGCAGGCCGCAAACAGATAGCAGGAGTGCAGAGGGCTGCAAGCCCTTTGCCGCCGAACGGTTTGCTTTACCCGCAAGTGGGCGGGGTGGATTCACTTTGAGATGTGGATAAACTCAAAGGCGGGACAATGCCAGTAGATGGCGCAGACTCCCACTTGTCGGGTGCAAGCTGTGTTAGAAAGCCTTCAAACGCAGAGACTTCTTTGCTGGCACATTCACGACAGTAATAATCACCTTCAACGTATTCATGCGATGTACTGCGCCAAAAGTAATCCTCCTGAGCAACGTGTTCATTTTCACAAGAATCACATTCGCCGTCAAACTCACATAATTCAAAACCGTATTTTTCTAATTCATCATTTGACATATAAATACCTTTGCTGGCAAGTGGCTTTCTAACTATGTTTTATGCGGAATGTACATCAAAATTCTAATCTTTCGTATCGTTTCCGCTTTGGTTTTACAACGACATCGGGCAGGACTGCTTTTACTGCCTTCTCGATTGCGATTTTTACCGCGTCGGTCTTGTTCATCTTATATAAACCGTTCTCATTCAACTTGTCAACCAACGCCATGATTAAAAAATCGTAATCGCTGAGATCGGGGCGGAATTTCCGCCGACGGCGCAAGCCGTCGGCGGGTTGCTTTGGGGTCATGCCTTCCCTGTTACCTTACGCGGTCCGACTCCTTTCTCGCCTGTCTCGCGGTTCGTGGTCTCGCCCATCAGCACGCGGGCGGGCATCGGCTGGCTTTGCGGGTTGGGGCCTGGCTTCAAGCTGGCGGGATCAATTCCCAGCAGGGGCAGCACTTCATCCCAAACACGGACGCCGTGCTTTTGATATGGCGCTCCCTTCGCTTTGTAGGCGGGCTTTCCGTTTTCGTCGGTGGTCATAATGATATTGTCGATCATCATTTCCGAGAAAGTCCCAGCGGGGGCGGCGGGCTGGCTGGCGGCCTGCTTCAATCCCTCGCGCATGGTTTCGAGGGTTGCGCGAAGTTCTGCAATTTCTACGCGGTTTTCCGTGATGATGGTTTCGAGGTGTTCAAACGCGGCGCGGATTTCCTCGCGGAATGCTTCGGCGGGTGTGGGTTGGGTCGGGGTGGTCATTGGTTATATTCTCCTAAGATTTCCATAATTTTGATTGTTTCTTCGAGGGTCGGCGAATTGATCCGCAATTCTGAAAGGTGGGTAGTATATACATCGGCGCGGGTTCGGTTGCTTGTCCATTCGGTGCGGTGTCCGTTGGAGTCTGTCCGCTTCCATTTCGTGAACGGTTCGAGCCTGTGCAATAGTTCCGCATGGGTGGCGCGGTCTGCTTTGGCTTTGCGGGTGATCTCTAAACATTTGTCAAAGTGGGCGCGGGCGTCGGGTATGATCCTGTTGAGTAAATCGCGGGCGATGGCTTCGGGGGTGCGGGTCGCTGAGATAGTAATACTCGGCGCGTTATATGCTCTTTCCATCTGCGGCGGATGATCGGCGCAGATTTCGATCCGTTGCCCGTCTTTGTGGATGTAGAGCCATGCCCCTACGGTGTACAGTGTTTCGTACCAGTCGCGGCGATTGGGGCGGACTCTCCATAGGTGGGGAAAGTCTGCCGCGGATAGTTCCGCGGCAACCTTTCGCATCAGTGTATTTAGGGTTTCATCTTTCATCGCTCACCATCAGATAAACTTCAACTACTTTTATAACTATGTTTTTGTGTCCGATTTTCTCAAGGTCTTTGATTATCTCGGCTTTTGCTTGTTCGCTGTTTTCTGCGTTGGTGTGCAAACGGAAAGAGCCTTTATTATTTCCTTTTGTGCTTGTACCTTCAATGCAGAAGTCAAATAAGGTAGTTTTCATGCGTGCAACCTTTCGCGCTCGGGCTGGCGTTCGGCGTGGAATGTTGTTGATCCGTATTTGTTGCGGATGCTGTCGAGGTCTTGCGGCTTGCGATTGAATGACGGCACGCCCGCATAATACCAAGGCTGTCCGTCTTTCTTCGGCGCCCATTTGAACCCGAGTCCATTCTTTCCAAGTGTCTCTTTATGGGGTTTCGTGTCGCCTGATACCCACAACCAAAGGCCGATCAATTCAACGTCTAAGCCAAGGTTCAAAACTGCTTCAATCTTGGCGCGTAGTATCTCGGTTACTTCGTCGATGTCGTGATAGTCTGCCGCGCTTTTGCGGTTGTCGGCGTGCGCTGTCCGCTGGCGTTCGCGGGCTTCGGCATTCGCTCCGCTTGCCTGAAATTGTGCATACTCGGCATTGATTTCTTGCATGGTTCGGAGATCTCCGCCTAAGTCGGGGTGATGTTGGCGGGCGAGGTCTTTATAAAGTTTCTTTGCTTCTTCGGCATTCTTGCAAGTGGCAAAATATTTGTAATTCATGATCTTATACTCCCTTTGCAAATACTTCGATTTCAGCGGGGCGGCGTGCGCTGGTGAAGTTGCGGGTTTCGAAATAAGTTTGCGGGATGTTTCGCGGGTCGAATTTCTCGCCGTGGCAAATCTCAATCCCTCCGCGTGTCTCGATCCAGTGAGCTACACCACAATCGAAACAATATTCATGCACAAAAATTCTGACGCTCTTATACTCGGGGTGCATTTCTCGATACATCCATGCCGCTATGCGGTGCTTGCAGATGTTGCCGCGCTCGGTGTCTTTGCAGGTGCAGGAACCCTGAGACACGCTGTATATTTTTGCTTTCGGGTTCTTCACGCTCAGATAGTTGTAATCGTCAAAAGATTGTGACTTGACCATGAGCACGTTATCGCGGGCAATGATCCACCCCTCACGGCTGGCGAGGTCGTGCGCCTTCTGGACTCTTACGGGGTCAAGGCTGTACTTGATCGCGGCCTTTTGTGCAAGCTGAAAAAGTTGATTACCTTCGGCGGCTGGCTGGCTGTCATCGTAGGGCGTGACATCTTCGATCCGTGTTGAGTATGTGCCTGCCCCGATCAATTGCACATCGACAAAAATACCGCTCTGAGTTTCGCGCACATCGGTTATATAATGCGCTCCGGGTGTGGCTTTTACTTGTACTAATTCTTTTTTCATTGGGTAGACTCCTTTTTAGTGTCTCGCGTGCTATTCATTCACGCGGTTTTGATTATGTATTTATTTTACTACAATGTAGTAAATAAACCTTAGAATAAGATTAGAAAAACCTTACGAAAACAAAGATAATTGAGCGGGATCACTTGACAACCTGCCCCAGCCCCAGCATTGAAAGCCATTGAACCAAGTGATACACCACTGACCGCGCAACCCTGCCAGCGGTGCGGGCGCGGATTGGCTAAAAGCAAAAACTGATAAGCCTGCTTTGACTGCATAACCTGCCACGGCCAGAGACCCAGCGCCGGGAGAAAAAAACACAGCCTCGGCGCAACCTTGAAAGGCGGCTTGACTGCGGCGGATAAGACGAGCGGCCAGCGGCACAGATGCAGAGCCACCCGCCCACCACGAGACAGACACGCCCGCCATGTGTGCGACCATGACTTGATGCACAGCCGACGCGGAGCAATAACCCGTAAATGGG